GGGTAATATTCACCCTAACTCCCCTGGGGTTTTATCTAACCCCCAGATGGTAGACCGGAAGAAAACCTAAATTAATGGTTGACTCCAGTCAAGACCAGAAGACCATCGTTGAACGATGGACTTTCTTGGTTGAGGTAGGTTAAGGAATCCTCTTTTGGGCTCTCGCCCTTTGGAGAATAACGCAACCTCGCCTTCGAGCATATCTTGCTCAAATGGCATTCGCTCAACTCTTGCTAGACCTGCGAGTAACACTCCTAATGAGTGTTTTCGTCGTGTAATGGGACGTAAAACCATATGTCTCACTACCAGGCCGGCAATACCGTCTCTTGCTTTCTTTGGTCCAGCTTCATCACGAGATGTGATTAGGCCGGAGTCTCCGAAAGAAAGAGGAACTCTACAGAATTTCCAAACGCGAGGTATTTTTCGCACAAGGGTATTCCATACGGGTTCAAAAGTATTGTCACAGGACACTTCAAAATTAAGCTGTCGGCAATAACGCCTAAGCTTATTAGCTATCTGTAGTCTGTAAGGAATTTTGTCCTTACTCGCTTTCAGATAAAAGGGACGAACATTTGTCCCTTTGAAGAAGTCCTGACCGCAAGATTCAAAAAAGTTTCCTGCCAGGAAACTCTTTTGCGCGTTCGCTTTAAAGCCAAGAAACTCTAAAGCATCGATCACTTCACTCGCGTAGGCTCTAGGCACGATAATATCGTCGCCGTAGACACTACAGAGGCTGAGCATTTCAGCAGGAACAAAGGTACGTACCACCGCGTAAAAGACTAACGTCTCTAACTCGAAGGTATAACCATTGCCCATGCTACTCCACTTCTCTAATTCGATGCTTTCTCCATTAGGGAGAACGCAGAAATCAGAGCGCGGGATACACAGTAAGTGTTCCCAACGTGGCGGAAAGTACTCAGTTATGAGTGACGAACACAATGAATCGGAAGCGGCAGAAAGATCAATCGTGCACAACTCGTGAGAGTGTGCAAGTTGAGCTAGCTGTCTATTCCTTTCTTGTGAATTAAGATCGATTCCAAAACGCTTTAGACGTCGTCGTATCAATGCGCCAATACCCTTTTGAACATACATGTTCAAAGTGGGTTCAACGCAAATTCCACGGTCGGTCTTAGCCGTTTTAGGAACGGTAGTGAACTTATTACCTTCAGCAATTACATGAACGGATTTACAGTGGTGTTCCCACCACTGTCCTCCGAGAATGTGTTTGAAGAAAGGTATTAAGCCCGTGGTCAAGTGCAGTGGTTTATCGTATTTATCAGATAAGCTACTACCATGACCGCTCACTCCAGTGCTTGCCCCAGGTCCAAAGGCGAAAGAGTCTTCGACGAATCGAAGAGCTCTTCCATCAAGAGGACCGAGAAGCGATGAGATATTCTTACGAAAGGTCATAGACCAATCTAAAGAATACTTCTTAAGCCTCTCATTAGAGGCGCTGCACTGGCGCTCTGAATCCAAGAACGAATTCAGAGCTACTGTCGGCCGGTCGATGCCCAAAGGCATATCATTATGCTTACGCAAGATTTCGGTGCAGAGGTAATCCAAGGCAAAATGCCTAGGGTCCTCGTACGCATCGTGATCCATTGTAAGGTTCTGATATTCCTCCCATTCTTGGTACTGAAGCATTAAGCTTACAGCCAACGAACGGGGGGTATCTACGGTTTCGCATAGAAGGTGAGTTGTGTTAACTGACAATTTAAAAGCGTCAGTAATGCTTTCAACTTGATTGTAAAGCATAGCAATTTTCCTTTTGTAAACGTTAGGATTAAGAATTAGTCTTGAATCGATCTAGCACGTGCTTGAGAAAGTCCTTACTAGGACTAACTCTCACACGAAGACTGCCATCCCTCCGAAAGAACAGAGGGTAGCGTCTAGCTAAAGTGATCCTTGATCTTCTTGTTTCTTCTGAAGATCGACTTTTTCTTTTTCCTCTTCTCTCCGATAAGTAAATCATCAGATTGAGGAGGATCCTTCGATATACCTGGTATAAGATGGATAAAGGAGTGAATCAAGAGAATTACAGTCTTGATAGCACCCCACCACCTTATTACGTCCATGTGAAGTTTCATAATTCACGTGAACTACCAAGCCGGGGCCAAATCTTCATAGTACTCAGCAATTTGGGTATCGGCAAGCATATTGCGAACCAATGCACCAAAATGAGAGCGCTCTGTAGATGACATATCGTCCGGTAAGATGA